TATTCTCGCCATGCCCAATTCTTTTTTGATGAGGCGATACGACCATCAAAGATAATGTAGGTAATGCGCTTTTCTCTTTTAGACTTGCATAAGAGACGAATCTGATCTGCAATATCTGGCATGAGGTCTGGCTTGGACTTACCACTGACATCACGATCAACATCGATGGCACGAACCCAGCCATTAGCATCGGGATTATGATCGCTAGGGCGAGCTGCGTGTCGGGTATCACCGATCCAGCCATCCGATGTGCGGTCACGATCTGGGAATGAGTCATCAAACTGTTCCCGTAGTTGGATCGCTGCCTTACTTAGCTGCGGCTTCATGTGCTAAATATGCCTGATAATCAGAGTTGGCAGGATCATTGGGGATAGTCGAAATCACTCCATCATTATCCATAAGGACATAGCCATTATCTAATAAAGTATAAGTAATCATTTTATAACTCCGCACTTGCTGCATAGTGAAATACGAATCCGCCTTGTGCGGATGTAATTGAACCACCTGAGGTATTTTGCACAGTAAAGATTTGATTTGCAATAAGGTTAGTTCCTCCACTACCTGCTGCAAGATCCGTACCACTTCCATCAGATACGCGTCCTGTTTGGCTACTTGTAAAAGAATAAATAGTCACAGTCGGTGCGGTTCTCATTGTTACTGGTAGGCGAACATTTGTTAAATAAGCAGTGCTAGCAACAGTAGCACCAGCCGAAGCAAAGTTTAACCCACCTGCTGCTGAGTTTGTAGGAACTGTTACTGAGTTTTCATAAGACTTGGCATAATACCGCTGGCACATAGCGAATTCAGCCTGTGGGCTTCCACCGCTTGCAGTCTGGAATGGAGTTGCCTTTGATCCGTATTCAACCTGTACGCCCCAAAAGTCAAAAGTATTTGATTGAATACCAAGTGAGCCAGTTCTTGAATTAAAAGCAGTACCGCCTGAAGTCCAAAGATTTAGTGACAAATAACTGGCTGTCGTAATAGTTTTTCCAGTAAGACTAGGGATGGTTGCTGTTGCAGAGTATCTTGCCCATGAAGTTGAAAGAGTAGTTTGTCCTGCGTATGTCTGAACGGATGCAGAAGCTCCTCCACCTGAACCAAAGTTCTGCTCTAACTCTACTGCAATCTTTGGAGTTCCAGTATTAGCCTTAGCCCAAAAAGAAACTGTTACAGTTTGATTAGCAAAAGTCCTAACATCTTCAATAGGTTGTAACAAAAACGCATAAGCATCACTAGCACTTTGTCCAGATGTTACAAGTCTTGCAAAATTAATACCTTCATAACCTGCAACAGGTGCTGCTCCTGCGGTAAAAGTTTGAGCCGAATAGGTAATAGTTCCTGTGTTATACAGAAAACGCCAGCGATCAAAGCCGTATGTGTTATTTGTAGTAGTTGATGTAAAACCTCTTTGATTGATACCAAAGTCTCCATTAATAATCTTATTCTTGCCCGCTTGACCATAGCCAACATTCCAGACAGATGTGTCAATAGCATCGCCTAATGTGCGAATGTCTGCTGCGCCGTTTTTTACAAGGCTGCTGTTATCGGGTTCAGCCCATCCATACTGAGGTGATGTTGCCATTTAAGTTAGTGCTCCTGTCGCATTTGTCCATGTAAGTGTAGCATTTACGCCTGTCCAAATGAGTGAGGCAGGCAATACTGTTTCCCATTGTGTAGTTGATAGTGAGAAATCTGTAGCTGAGACATATAGGGTCATGTCCACATAGGTAGGGGTGGCAGTAAGTGCCACATTTTCGACAAAGCCATCAAAAATTCCATCAAGAAGATTGCTAGGCAGGTTAGTGATAAGCACTGGCTGACCAAAGAATATCCCGATCAGGCTGTCAAGCATTGCGCTAGGCATGTCTGGATTATCTAGTCGAAAGCGGATCGCACCCAGTGAGCCTCTAGGGTTCTTTCTAAGGTTTAATTCTCTGGAGGCAATATCAGTGATGTCTGCAAGGTTCTTGATGTTTGACTCAGCCGACTTCTCAAACAAGCCGTAAGAGGCTATAGAGTCGCTATCAGAGGTACTGTAGGTAGAGGCATAGCCAGCAGCGTACTTATAGATCAGGCTGTTGCGGATACGAGCGATCTGAGTCTGAGACTGGATACTGCTAGGAGTTGCATAAGATCCATCAAGGTTAGTAAAGCCATTAGCAGCCAAATAGTTAGAACGATGGTCGGCATCGTCATAGGATACGTCTCCATCTTTTTCCTCAAAAACTTGACCTAGTGCGCTAGTTGCTATCTGATCTACTAAGGTCTGAGACTTAGCAGTGGCACTAGCTGCAAGGTTAATCATTGTGTAAAAGCCTGAGTCAATAGTGCCAATGTAATTTTCAGCCTCAGCCCATGTCACTGTTGCAGGATAGGTATCCCAAGTAAGCGTAGGAGTTACCTCAGCCCATGAAAGGTTAAGTGCTGCACCCAAGATTTCTGCTATTTGTGCGCCATCTAGGGCTTCTGCTAGAGCTGTGTTATAGACAGCCTTTGTGAGTTTAGCCAATGCTCCAATGCCCAAAACTGTGCCAGTAGTAATAAAGCCTGTTTCATCTGGGCTTCTTACACCAATGTTGAAGTCTGATACTTCTCCACCAAATACTGTTACATAAGTACCGCTAGAGTTCTTGAGTTCGAGAAGGATTGACTCTGTAACATTTATCGTAAATGGTGTGTTGTCTGTGTTGATGATTTGAACTTGGCAATAACCAGCAGTGGGCTGGCGGTCAATGTCTAACCGACCAGATGCAAAAGAGACAGAAGTGACAGTTGTATAGACATCATCATTTATCGTAACTCGCCATTCTGGAATCCATGACATTAGACAGCGACTCTCAGCGTTCCTCGATCTGTCGCATCTCTTAGGACTTGATCGATTGCTTCTGCAATAGCGTTTGGATCACCAATGCCAGTGTTTACAACAATAGTGTTACCACCGCTAGAGCCGTAGCCACGATCAGAGCCGGGGAAACCGCTAGAGGCATAATTGCCTGCTGTAGATGAATAGCCACCACCAACTACAGGAGCAAAGCTGCCTGCTGCAAGTGATTCAAGAAGGGTAGGAGTGCTAGTACCTGTTGGAGTAGGAGAGCCAACTGGAGTTATTATTCCAGTACCTAGCAGCTTTAACTTAGCCAGAGCATCATCTAGATTCTTGAGGTTGATTAGATCCTTAGGAACAATATCCTTGAGGATAGATTCAATATCTCTTAACTTAACCTCTTGACCAGTAAGTGCGCCTAAGATACCTAGATCGGCATTGAGTTTTGCAGTACCAGCTTCAATAGCCTTGATGTCCTTAGAAGCAATAGCAGCTTCTAGATCAAGGATAGATTGCTTAACATTTAAGCGAGCAAGGTCATTGCTAATCTGTAACAGTTGAGATTGGTTAGTCACCTTACCCAGTTGCTGAGCCTGATTAAGTTCAGCTGCTGCAAGTTGGATTTTCTCCATGTTAAAGACATCATCACCCTTGCCAAGTGCTAGTTTAGCCTTGTCAATAGCCAGTTGTAATTTCTTGGCACTAAGTTGCTTAATTTCTTCTGCCGTCAATACCTTTGCAACCTTGACTAACTTTTGCTGCCCCTTGAATTGCTTATCAAAGGCTGTGGCTGCGTTGTCATATTTCTTAGGATCTAGAGCATAATCCCTTGCTTCACCTGCATTGTTGTAGGCATCCACAAGTTCATCAACAGCCTTGATGGTAACTCCAATAAGTGCAACCATAGCGGCTACCTGTAGGGCTGCGCCCCAGGGGTTTAATGCAAACATGCTTGCAATAGCAGTAGCAAGCGCAGTAGCTCTTAAAGCCGTATATGCCTTTTTGAGTGTGCCGATAGCGGTCACAGTTGCTGCTATTCCTTGAATGATTTTTGTAGAGACAAAAGTCGCAGTCATAACAGCAAGAATGCTTTTTATAAGTGTTGAATTTTCTTTTAGAACTCCTGCTAGTTTCTTTAAGTTTTCGCTGGCAGATGTAGCAAAGTCTTCAATCTTAGTTTGTAATTCTGTAATGTTGGCAGAATCAGTAAGGATCATAAAACTGTCAATTAAGCCTTTACCAAGAATCTCTTTAGCATTGTCAATGGAGACAGATAATCTAGCCATCTTTCCAGAGAAAGTATCAACCGAGGCTGCTGCTGCACCCTTAAAAGTTTTAGCCAGTTTATTGACAATATCGTCAAACTTGCCAGTCTTTAGTTCAGCCTTAGAAATGTTTATTCCCAATTTACTTAATGCTGTGTTATTGCCCAGATATGCCTTTGAGAGCGCGGAAGTAACTGAGGCTAAGTCTTTGCCAGTTGAGGCAGAAATGTCCAACGCAAGTTGTAGCAGTTTTTGAGACTGCGCTGTATCTTGTGTGGCTACGGCTAATTGCTGATAAGCAGGGCGAAGCTGGTCATCGACCACGCCAAATTCTCTGCTTAACTTATTTATGAATTCTTCAGAGGCTGCAACATCTCGACCAAGCCCGACATTCTTTAGAGCTAGTGCTAGTTGCTTTTGAGCCTTCTCATCTTCGGCTGCTGCTTTGACTGCTGCCTTACCAAAGGCAAGGACTGCACCAACGCTTAAAGTAACTCCTAAGGCTTTACCTAGATTCTTTACATTCTTGCTTAACTTATCTGTAGCACTGTCAGCCTTCTTAAAGGCTTTGTCTCCAGTGAATTGAGCTGCAAGGTCAATAAAAATACTTGCCATGATTATCCCTTCACTGTTGCTCTAGCGTTAAGTTTGTCTGCTACTGTTTTAATAGCCAACAACACTGCTGCCTGCGCCTTGCCGTTGTTTTCTTCATAAGCACGAAACAATGCACGACCTGATTTTTTGCCTTCGCCTTTAATAGATGATCCATACTTAGCATCTTGATTTTGCACAAAACGACTAGTCGGAGTCTTACGACCCATAGTTTCATAGATTGCACCAGCTGCGCTTTTGTTAAATATACGAGCAAGTGATCTGAAGCCTCTGCGATTAGCCTTAGATGGTGTTGTCTTATAGCCTATTCCAGCCTTAACAATACGAGCATCATAAGTAGGAAAGTTGCCTTGCGAATTTTGGCGTGGCAACCATCCGCTTAAGACTCCACCATTGTCTGGAAGATAACCTTTGGCTTCTTTAACAATAGGCTTAAGTGCAGCACCGATCTGTTTAGGTAATTCCTTAGCAAGATCGGGAGTAAATTTACGGAGAGCCTTACGGAGTTCAATGCCGCCCTTTACGCTTGCTGGCATCGTCTATCTCCTTTGCTTCATCCTTTAGACCTTGTAGAAGTGCATCTAGCATGGTCTTATCTAGTTCCAATAATTGTTGTGGCGCGATCCCCAACCTAATGCTTAGCCTAGCGATTAGGTAGGTGAATGGTTGATCGCGCTTTACGCTAAAGGGTCTGAGTCAAGAACCTCGACACTCTTAAGTGTCTCGATAAACTCAATCCCATAAGGCTTAACAGTTTCACCTGATCTGCGAGTAATTTCCCAAGCTAACCAATAAACATGGCTTTGTTTTTCTTCATCACGAAACGCCTTGTGGAAACCCATTTTTGCATACATCTCAAAAGCGTATTCCACTACTGGAGTGATTTCGCCTTCTAGTACGCTTCCATCTTGTCGAACGATCTTTAACTTTGCCATGATTTGCCCCTTAGTTAGTTGTTTAGAAAGTACCTGTAGTTGTTACAGCTACAGTTGAATTTGCATTCCATGTTACTGATTGCATACCGATATCAGCGACTGCGCCGTTGATGTCTGTCAAGCCGTTTACTAGGCATGAGAATGTGTAGAGAGGATTAGTAGCAGATACTGCTGTTCCCTTTTCCTGTAGTAGCACAACAGTTACTGTAGTGCCGTATGCAGCTTGTAGAGTTGCCAATACGTTCGCTGCTGCTGTGTCGTTAAGGAAGTCAATAGTGACTGAAGCAGCCTCAAGACCCTTTACAAACTTGTGTGAACTGTCACCCATTGCAGTTACTTCGAGTTCATCGAATGTGCGGTTAAGTGTTACTGCTGTGACATGGTCAGAAAGATCAACAGAATTGACCTTGATGCCGACCTTATTATTTAGAAATACAGCCATTTAGGTTATTCCTCATCTTTCTTAGTAGTGACTGGCTTTGGTGCTGGTGTGCTAACTTGCCCGATTTTCTTCAGGAAGTCTGCGTTTTCTTGTTCCCACTCGGACATATTAACTCCAACTCGTTAGGATAGATACTGACATCTCGCAGCTGAGCAGATCGCCTGACGCAGCATTGAGAATACTTGGTGCGCTTATTGCGCCTACATTATAGGTCAAGGCAGATGCATTTAACTTAGTGAACACACCAAGAACTGCATCTTCTATTCCATTAAGGTTGCCTTCATTGTCAAACAAAGGAACTGTAATAATAATCTTAAAGTTAGCCATCGGGCTGATAGTAATATGTTGATTGTTAGTCGGTGTCAAATATGGATCATCTGGAGACACGATTACAGAATTAGCCAAAACAACAGATGGCGGGAATGCAAAAGTCTGATACTTAGTGTTATCTACTAGAGCAGTGGCTAAAGTAGTGCGAAGTGTTGTTATAGCTGGTGCTGGCATTAGCCCACCATTGAACGCGGATCTAGTGCATGAGCGATCAAACCTCGCACCTTAGCGAGAAGCTGTGCGCTCATTCGGTAAGGGCTTGGCTGGAAATC